TTTGAACTGTGTACGTTCTAAAATTTTCTTTAACTTAATCATTTTACTCTCCGTGGTTTCATTGCTTACTCATTATAATCGCACACCTGTTTACCATTGTCAACACACAAAATGAAATAAATAAAAAAAATCTTGCGATAAAATATTGGCTGGGTTTATGTTGTTTAACCACGAATGACCAAAGGAGCTAACATGAGTTGGGATGCAGTAGGGCTGGCGGCTAAAGCCAAGTGCCAGAACCCAACCGCCAAGTTGGTATTGATTATGATAGCCAACTACGCGGATGAGAACTTTTCCAGTTACCCTTCATACAAGAAGCTATCAGAGCTTTGCGGCTGTGATGAGCGTACCATACAGAGGGCAATCAAGAGCCTTGTGGCGGATGGTATGGTTGAAGTGATGGCAAGGTATAATGATGACGGCAAGCAAACCAGCAACACCTACACTCTAAAATTGAGTAGGGGTGACAATATTGCGGGGGTGGGGGTGACAAATATGCCCCCCAATACTATCAGAGTTAAACAATCTAATAATACAAAGAGGGGTGACAAATATGCGCCTGACTTTTTGGAGTGGTGGAACGCATACCCGCGCAACGATGGTTCAAAAGCAAAAGCCTATGAAGCATGGACGCGAGTAACAGACAGGGATATAGGGGTTAGGGATTTATTTTTAGCCACCTGTAGCTTTAAGCGAACCACACATGGTAAAGATAAGAAGTACATTCCCCACGCGACCACATGGCTAAATCAGCGGCGTTGGGAAACTGTAGCAGAGGCGCAAGCCATAACCACGAATAGAAACCAACTGGCGGGATAAGCAATGCAAAAATTAATTGATAATAGAATACAGTTACGCGACTGGAAGGTTGGTGACCATAAAACCACTTGCCCAGAATGTTCACACATGAGGCGCAACAAAGTAGACCAATGCCTTTCAGTTACCATAGAGCCTGATGGGGGTGCGGTTTGGAAGTGCCACCATTGCGAATGGGCTGGGGCTGTTGCTGGGGCTAACTACAAGCCCGATGGGCAGTATGTAAGGCCAGTGGAGTACAAACGCCCTACACCGCCCAAACAAGCTGATGCACAAAGCCAACCAATGCTTGAATGGTTTAAGCGGCGGGGCATAAGCAAAGATACTGTAGCGGCGTTCCAGATTACTAGGACAAGCAACTGGTTCGGTAATGGTGAGGAAGCCTGTTATGCGTTCCCCTATCACAAAGATGGGCAACTGGTGAATATAAAATATAGAACCAAGGATAAGAAGTTTAGGCAAGAGAACGGCGCAGAGCGTACCCTGTTCAATATGGATGCTGTCAAAAAGTGGTGGGATGATACAGGTTCCAAGACAGTGATATTTGTTGAGGGTGAAATGGATGTGCTTTCCATGCATGAAGCTGGTTTTTCATATGCTGTATCATTACCAGATGGCGCACCCAAGACCGCAAAGTTTGATGAGAATGATAAGCGGTTCCAAGCGTTGCAGAACTGTGAATGGCTGCATGAAGCAGAGAAAGTGATTGTTGCAGTTGATGCAGATGAGGCAGGGCAAGCGTTAAAGCTGGAACTGATACACCGCTTTGGCAAAGACCGTTGTTGGACTATTGAATACCCAAACCTTCATGATGTGCAATGCAAGGATGCCAATGAATGTTTAATGGAGCATGGAGCCGAGGTTCTAAGGGAGATTATAGGATTGGCGGCTCCACACCCCATAGATGGATTATACACTGTCAGGGATTATGAGAAAGAGGTTTTGAATATTTATGACGGCAATGTGCAGAAGGCATTGTCTACAGGGTTCAAGGCATTGGATAATATTTACAAGGTAATGCCATCCACATTTGCTGTTGTTACTGGCGTTCCTAATCATGGCAAGTCAAATTTTATAGACCAGCTTGCGGTAAACCTAGCAAGAAACCACGGTTGGAAATTCGCTGTATTCTCACCAGAGCATAGCACCGCTAATCATATAAGGCGGCTATCAGAAAAGGTAATAGCCAAGCCATTTGATATTGGTCCAAGCCAGAGGATGAGCAAGAGCGAACTTGTTGAGGCAATGATGTTTCTGGATGACAAGTTTCATTTTATTGAGGCAGAGGAATCTGTGCCTAGTATAGATTGGTTGCTTGCCAAGGCTAGAGCCGCTTGTTTAAGGCATGGCGTAAAGGGCATAATCATTGACCCATATAACGAGATAGATGCAACTAGGGATGGCAACAAAAGAGAAGATGAGCATATCCGAGACTTGATAAGTAGATGCAAGCAGTTTTGTCGGACGCATGAAGTTGCGATGTGGATGGTTGCACACCCCGCGAAGATGCAGAGAACGCAAGAGGGTATTATCCCACCGCCTAGCCTGTATGATGTAAGCGGGTCAGCCCATTGGAATAATATGGCGGATGTGGGGCTTGTTATTCACAGGGATTTTGAGACTGATGAAACTAGGGTAATAACCCGCAAGATTAGGGAGCAGGGATTATATGGGAATATTGGGGAGTGCTTTTTTAAGTATAATTTAGCCAAGCACGTTTACGAAGAAACAGAACATCAGACAGTGCAAAACTACTGGACAGATAATGATTAGATGATATGATGTTTACGACTGCCAATTATGCTCCCAAGCGTTTTGGTTTTCGTGGTTAGAGAGGGGGGTTTGGTCGCCCCCCTTTCGCTTACTTGTAGCGTTTTGGTATATACCCATCAGCCGTATCATATTGCTCTGTAAATTGCAGGGCTTGTTCAAGGTACTTTGTATCAATATCAAAGTGACCATAGCCACGCTTGATACCTTCATAATATTGTTGGGGCGGCATACCCAAACCATCACGGTTCATAACGTAAGCCATATAGACTTGCTCCGTCTTGCTGTTATGGAAGTATTCTTTCCTATACAGAGTGGGGTATCCTTCATATCGGTCTAGTGCTTTCTCGCAATCATTGGTTATTTCCCACAATCCGACAGGGCAAACAAATCCCTTGGCTGGAATAATATCTGCCACGCCCTTAAACACTAGGCGGTAATCAGGTAGCAATATATATCCAAGTGGCTTGGCATTGGGGCATCGGTATTCCATTTGCCCCATATCAAGATTGCTTCCGTATGCTAAATAAATAGGTTTGGTCATTTTGGTCTCCGTGGTTTATGCCGCCAACTGTGCGGCTCTGTTGTTTAGGAAATCTTGTGTATCTGTATCTACCCCAGCAAACACTGTATCGGCTGGAACATCTGTATTTACAATTGCATTAAACCAATCAGCAAATTCTTGATTAAGGTATCTGCCTGTATACATGGCATCTAATTCTGCTATTATCTTGCGGCTCACATGATTGCCATCTGCATCAAACACATCCCAATTATGACCCCTTGCCCATTTCATCATGTAACCACTGTTGGCAAACTGGTCGCGCATTGCGGCATATACTTTTCCAGATGCGCGGTATCTAAGGTTTACGCTATCGCCAAACAGCGCAGTTTTGCTTGCTTCACAAAATCCCATTAGGAATTTAACCCATGCGCTTATCTTACTGTAATCAGTAGTGCCGCTGTGCTGGCGAAACTCAACAGTGCCATAGCGTGATAAACACTGAATATTTACTTTGTAATAGCGACCCGCAAGACCAGCCATTCTCTCAAGATTACCTTGATGGTTGGCAATGTCACGAAGAGGATAACGATTGCCAGCAATGCTGGAACACCAACGGCTATTATTAGCCTTGCGGGAACGAGGCATCCAACCGTCTATTTGCGTTTCATGCGCGGCATAGCGGCGGACAATATTTTTTACATGGGTAGTAGTCATGCCATCCCATGATAGGTGAACGTGCAATCCACAACGAACATCAACATCAACACCTTGGACGCTATTGAGTGCTTGGAGAATCTTTTTAAGTTCAAGCAACCCAGCTTCACCTTGTAGGATTGGGCTAACAAGCTCACCGCCAAATCCATCACCACTTGAATAATTGCGGCGTTCAGTAACAGTGGCGTCTGTTGTAATCTTCCAATGTGGGCGAGTGTTGTGGTTATAGCCCTCGCGCACAACATCAATGTTTGTGCCAGCAAGAATGGCTTGCATCTCTGTTTCTACTGTACGCAACCATGCGCCAGTAAATTCAATCTCAACTCCAAAACGGTAATTATCAAAAATGGTCATCTGTCTCTCCGTGGTTTATGGGGTTCCAGCCCCTCTACTCAATTATAATCGCATACCTGTTTACTATAGTCAACACCTAAAACACAATAA